TATAGTAAATTCGCATCAAAAATAGATTTTGATGAACGAATTACAGAACCTTTTAATTTCAGGGTATCCACTGTTTATCACCATTGATGGGTATCGTCAAGCCATGCTTGCTGCCTTTCCTCTCAATGGTAAGATAGACGAAAATTCGAACCCGAAGGGAGCTTACGGTTTCACACCTACCGAAATAGCTGCTTATCTGAAAGACCACACATGGTATCAATTCGAGACTCATACAGCCCTTCAGGAGCTACAGAAGATGCTGACACAGGAAAATGACATTCCTGGAGTAACACTTACAGATGAGTTCGACAATGAAGAACTTCCTGAAGGCAGTATTGCTTACCATCGTGTTTGGGGTACTGTCATGGCTAACAGTTATTGGTTTTTCTCTTCCAAGCAACTTGAAGCTGACCTTCAGGCAGCGGAAGCCAATCCGCAGATCACCTGCCATTTCCTGCATATCAATTCTCCAGGTGGAGAGGCGTGGTATCTTGACCGACTGAGCGAAACACTGCGTAGCTGCGAGAAACCCATTCTCACATATTATGAACAGATGTGTTGTTCTGCAGGATACTACATCGGCTGTCATGGACAACGTGTCTATGCCCGTACTGCAAATGATTACGTGGGCTGTATCGGTACCATGTGCAGCTTTTACAATTTCGAGGGATATTACGAGAAACTTGGTATCAAGCTCATGAAAGCGAAAGCGACCAACGCTGACTTGAAAAACAAAACTTTCGAAGATCTGTATAATGGCAAAGATGAGAAATACGTCAATGACGTACTCAATCCTATGAATGAACAATTTCTTTCTGCAGTACGTTCTCAGCGGAGTAAGCTCACAGACCTCCCTGATGACGCGCCAGTATTGCGTGGAGAAACATTCTTCACTCCGCAGGCTGTGGAAATCGGTCTTGCTGACGGCAGCAAGACTATGGTGGAAGCCATTTCAGAAGCTATTGCGATGGGAAACGAGTATGCAGATACAAAAAAAATGAAGACTGCCATATACAATATATAATGTTAAATTTTTTATCTTAGTTTTATGAACTTCAAAGAAAAACTTATGCAAGTTCTCAAAATTCTGAATCTTAATCAGAAGTTCGAGAGCAAAACCCTCTCCAACGAGGAGTTCAATTCGTTGGTAACTGAATACCAAAAGAAGTATCAGACAGAATTGAGCGAAGATCTTGCAGCAGAACAAGCTGCCAAGAAAACGGCAGAACAGACTGCCGAATTCCAAAAGACGCTCAATGCCATTCACGAGGCACTTGCTCCATCTGTTCCTGCAGCTACTGTAGATAACGAAGAGGTCGAGCACCCAGCTCAGCAAGCCAATGCTTCGGTTGAAAGCATCATCGCAGGCATTAACGGACTCCGTGCCGATGTTAAGGCACTGGGGGGGAAAGCTGCACCAGATGTTCCTGAGCAAACTGTAAATTCCGCTCCAGTTAGTATCAATGGTTTCGGTAACACTCCAACGTATTTGTTTGGAATAGAGCACTCGATGTTCTCTATGGATAGTCGTTGGAATAAGATAGCTGCAAATCCTCGTGCTGCTGCAGCTTTGCCCGAAGTTGACGAACAAGTGGACGGTGTTGCCTTCCATAAGGCAGCTTGCCAATATGCCAAGTCGCTCAAGCAGCGTTACCAGTATCTTCAGGAAAACAAGATGCTTGATGCTACAGCCCTTGCTGCAGGCAAGTATGCTACCAACTATGATGGTGTGGAGAAAGCTGGCGTAGGAGACCAATTTATCGTATTGCGTCAAGATGCGCTCATTGCTCGCGTGCTCCAAGTACGTGATATGACCCAGTTCTTCCCAGTAGCTTATGGTTATCAGGACCGTGGACTCGTTTTCAATGCTTTCTTCGATGAGGTTTCTCAGGCTTACCAGTCTGGTGAGGTCTTCAAGGGTGGCATGAAGATTGAAAACCACATGGGTTATGTTGACGATGCCATGATAAAAATGGAATGGGGACCAATGAAGGAACTCGAGCGCAAGTATATCGGCTATCTCAACAAGGAAGGTTCAGATCCTATTAAGTGGACAATGATTGAGTATCAATTACTCAACACCCTCACTACTGCACAGGTAGAACAGAACAAACGTCGTATGCGTGGTATCTATGTTAAGCCAGAGCAGGGCGTAGCTGGCAGCTACAACAATGCTGGTACTGGTGTTATCTATACGCTTCTGCGTTATGTGCATCAGTATGACATCAAACCACATGCAAGCGATGAGTATCGTTCATATGCGCAGGCTACAATGCTTGCTGCAGTACAGGAATTCATTGCAGACGTACGCGCATCTATCACGGAAGATATGGATCTCGACCAGCATTGCATCTATCTGAACAAGAATCACCAAGCTTGGTGGATTAAGAACGTACGTGCCACTTATGGCAAGGATACCGACTTCTCTGGTCCGATGGGAGCTCTCAATATCGTTCCTGATACTACCGTCCGTATTATTTGGTTGCCTTACCTCGGTCAGCTTCCATTCATGATGCTGCATCAACCAGGCAACATTCAGTTCCTTGAGTTCGTTCCTGGCGAGATGCTCTCAATGAAGATGCAGGAGCAAATGGAACAAGTTCGTGCATGGAGCACTTGGAAAGAAGGTTGTTCAGCATCGTTCACTGGTCGTCGCTTCGACACCAAGAAAGCTATGGACGACAACAACTACGAGTGGCAGCAGATTTTCATCAACCTGTTTGCAGCAACCATCGTCGACAAGTTGGATGCCAACAAGGGTTTCTGGTTGACTACTGGAAGCGCAACAACACAGGAAACTTACACCGACATCGAAAATGCAAAGGCTGGAGTAGCTTACTGCATTGAGTGTGGCGATAAGACCCATCTTCCAAAGATTGCCAAGAGTGGTAAGTTTGCTAATCTCACTGCAGCATTTAATGCTTCAGAAGTAGGCGACTACATCATGGTGATTCTTGGTAACGATGGTAACTTCCGCGAGTTGGAACGCTGCGTAGGTGGTAAACGCACCATCAACAAGGCACTCCAGCCTAACGTTCCTGGAGGTCGCTAATTCGAAATCCATTTTTAATAGTATATAGATGTTGTTTCACCGCGGGGAGTCGCTCGTCGGCTTCCCGCAAAATTTAAGAAAGAAATGATAAGAACAAAAATTCAGAAAAAATGCCGTGCATACAACCCTAACAAGGGGTTCAATTACGCCGATCGTCAAGCTCGCAGAATGTTCATGGTAACATTTGCAGTGTTTGGTTTCGCAATGCTCCTTGCAGCATTACTCGATTACTCTTTACTCGGGGCTACCGGCTCTTTGGTTTCATTTGCCTCTATGGCTGTGGTAGGACATATCGATGATGTGTCTGACCGTGATACGCATGGTTCTGCTATTTCCTATATAGTTTACCTTGTGGCACTTGATCAAATAGACCGCACAAAGCCATTCCCACAGCCCAATAGACAACGCGAGGTTGCACCTATACCTTTAAAACCAGGCGAAATACCTCATTACTTTGAGGCGCATGATATACCATCCTTTACAGGAACTACAGAAAAGGGAGATATTACGACTTCTGGTGAAAATAGTTTCGTTCTCATCATGGGTGGTGCCCGTGTGAACTTATATAATTTTATAGAAGAGTACAGTGGTGGAAAGTTCATTATTTTCTACAAGCACGTTAAGTCTTCCGACTGGTATATCCTTGGTGAACTCGAGCGTCCTATTATCCTTGCCAATACGGAGGTCAAAGACGATAAGGACGGTCGTTATGGAACATTCACCTTTAAGCGTAATTCTGTAGACCTACCACTCCTCTATACTGGTAATCCTGCCGTAGTGGATGCTGGAGAAGTGACTGCTGGAGCTACAAGCATTACCATTAAGGCAAATGCCAATACCTACAAAATCGCCAATGGTACAACAGGCGCAGCAGCCATTGCAAGCGTATCGGGTCTTACCAAGGCGGACAAGGGACGATACATTACCCTTATCGGTGCTGGTACCGATAAGCCTGCCACTATTGCCGACGGCTCAACCTTCGTTCTCGAAGACGGTGCCACATGGACGGCAAAGGAAGGTGCATCTATTACGCTCCGTGTTCTTGATACAACGACACTTGTCGAAGTATCTCGCACAGGAGCATAACACGCTACAGAGAGCAGAAGGACGGCGTTCTGTTTTTCTGCTCTCTTCACTTAAAATAAGAAACCATGTATAGTACAAGAGAAAAACTTATTATATTCAACCAGCTTGTTAATCCGCAGGCTGTAGAAGCCGACCTCGCATTGCTGCATGAGAAGAATCCACAAAGCACCGACTTTGTACGATTCGACCATGCACCCGAGAAGAATTCAGAAGATATTCTGTTTGCATTGCTCGATGTTTGTGAACACGACGAAATCGTGCGAAATCGTCGCGAATTCTTTGCTACAGAAAATAAAGACACTGATAACAATTCAGGAGGCAAAGGTAACGGTACGCCATTAGAGGGCACTGGTACTGAGAACCCAATAGATGGTGAAGATAACGACACCCCATCAGAGGA